TTAGGTGTTGGGTTTATAAATATTACTTAAAAATTAAGGTTATTAAAAGTAATCCAATTACGGCACCACATCCGGCACCTAGTGCATAAATTATTTTTTGTTTGATTGTTGAGATGGCTACTTTAGAAACATTAAAGGCCCAAAGTAACGAGATCAGGAAGGAAACGATGAACACGCCCATCAGGATTCCTTTTGCGATGAGCATTGTATTGACAGCCACTAAGCCAATTTGAAAGAAGGATTGCAGGAATATTTTCATTTTGCTTTTGGTTGTAATGTCGTTAGTTTTTCTACTAATTCCTGAATATCGATTTTATCGAGTTCAGTACACGTATTTATTAATGCAGCTAATTTTAATAGATTTAGTTGCGTGAAAGCAAAACGGTCCAGGCGATAGCAATTGTACGGCACACAATCGGAAATATCAAATTCGGCCAATTCAACACCCTTAATTCCTTTTTGTTGAAACTGGTGGTAAACGTGTGTGATGTTGTACTCATTTCCTTCAACTATCCATTTTGAAATAGGAATTTCGGAAGGTTTGTTTTTTGAGTCGATGCAAATACAAGGTATTTTCATAGGTTCATTTTTGATTCTACGGTGATTGTTTTTGTTTTTAGGTATTCGTTGATGGCGGTGTTGACAAACGAACGGCTTTTTCCGGTTTGCCGGGCGATCTCGCTACAGGAATTGTTTTTGCTGGAAAGGAACAGTTCTACGATTGTTATTTTTTCTTTGGAAAAACGGTTTGTGGTGTTTATACGAGTTTTGTATTTTTTTCGGTACTGTTCGATTTGTTCTAGCTGTGATTTAGTCCAGTAAAAGGTGCGATTGATTTGCCTGGGTTCTAGCTTTAAAAGTGCGCCACGGTTTAAAACCGTAAGGTAGTTTAATCCTATTTTATCGGCAATATCTTTAGTAGCTATTAAGTTTTCTTGCATGGTGATTCGATTTTAAAATACCATTCGTTTTCATTTTTAGAGAAGGTATATTTTATTTTTCCGACTAGGATGGTTACGGTTTCAGGCGGATAGCTTTTTGGGTTGGGTAATTGACGGACTGCTTTTGCCAGGTTGTCGGCTTTTAGTTTTTCGGACATGGGATTTTAGATTTAAGATTTAAGATTTTTGATTAAAGATTTTTGATTAAGGATTTGATGTAAAAGAATCCGGTGAGTAATTCGATCAGGATTAAAAGGATCACTAGGATGTAGCGCACGGGATTGTGCGCAATGTATTCGATTTCGAAAAGGGCGCTGGTGCTGAATGCCAGGGTAAATGTGATCAGGATGATTGTGAGTATTTTCATTTCTTGTTGTGGTAATAGTTTGTCATTCGTTTAAAGCTGGCATAATCACTGTAGCGGTATTTACCAAAAAGGGCATAAAACCGGTCGTTGATGGTATTGAAGGCTTCTTTGTTGGTTTTGGCTGTTTTGAGCTCGTTGAAGTACTCGTTGTAAAACCCTTTTCGGGTTGAGATTTTACGCATTTCGGCGTTTTCTTTTTCGAGCTTGGCAATCATAATTTTCAGGGCTTTTTCTTCTTGTGGGTTCATGAATTATTTTGGTTTTTAGGATTAACAGGTGAATTGAGCATCGTCGCGGTTGTAATAGGATTCGTTTGTTTCTTCGGGTGTAGACATGGAACCACCCAAGGCATTGATGGTGGCGATGATCCCATCGACACGGCGACCGTTTGCACCGGAACGGCCTTTGTGTACTTTTAGATTGTCGTTCGCATCAGCATAAATCACGCAGGAAGCCAGCATCCAAGCCAAGGCGGGATTGCCGTCATGTTTTACCTTGCCGGAATAGACTAGTTTTTCGAATTCCTTTGTGGGTGCCGATATGGTACCGATGGCCTGCGAGAATTCGGAAACGTTCAAGCCACTTTCTTGCAGCTCCTGGATTAATTGAGTAGCATTGTAGCGATCGTATTCCAAACGAATGACTTTGTGTTTGTGAAAGGTCGATTTAATGATGTCGGCAATGACGAAATAGTCAATCACGTTGCCCGGTGTAGCAATAATATAGCCTTTATCAGCCCAATATTGATAGGGAACACGGTCCTCTTTAGAGCGTTTTTCGATGGTGTCTTTCGGGCAAAAAAGCCAAATTTTAAGGTAGCGATCCCCAAAATCATCGGGTTCAGATAGGATGGCATAGGCACTTAAATCAGTAGTTGTGGATAAATCTAGTCCGGCATAAGCACCGAAATTGGTAAATTTTTCCATCGGGATGGTAGCTACTTTATTTTTGTTCCATACTTCGGAAGGAATCCAGTCGAATTGCTGATCGACCCACATGTTTAAATTTTTTGTTTTGAAATTTCTAATTTTAGAAGGCTGGTTGATGGCCTTGATGTATTCTTTTTCGATACCTTCTAAACTTAATCCGTTGCCCAAAAGCGGGTTGGCTTTTACCCATAAGTCTTTGTTTTCCCAGGATTCCTCCGTGTTTAAATCTTCCTGGTCGATGTCGTGTATCATGATCCAAAGGTGGTCGTCGATGCTGCGGCCTTCGAGGACTTCGATAACGGAATCTTCGTAGTGCTTGCAGGCGGATTGCACGTTTGACCCGGCAGTGGTGATTTGGTAAATCAATGGTTGGGCCCGCTGTACGGTAGATGATTCGAGATTTTCTTTTACCGAATCGTCTTTGTGGCCGTGGTATTCGTCGATGATTCCTAAATGACAATTGATCCCATCTTGTGTTTTTGAATCGCCCCCTAGTGGCATCATTGTTGCTCCTGTTTTTTTGAATCCTATTATTTTCTGCAAGCAGTTGAATCCCATATTGCTAAGGGCAGGATTAGCAACGGGACTTTCGATGTACATTTTTGCCTGTTTCCAACAGATGCGCGCCTGTTCCTCCTTAGTGGCTCCTACAAAAACTTGTGCTTCCATTTCAAGGTCGAAGGACAGACAGTACAATGCCATACCGGCCATTTCTGCGGTTTTGCCGTTTTTCTTAGCACGTTTGTCGTAAACGGTATTGATGCGGCGGTACCCGGTTTCTTTTTTAATCCAGCCGAAAACATTGTACAAGGTAAATTGCTGGAATGGGGCTAGAACAAAAGGTTTTCCGGCTAGTTTACCGATGGTATGGTTTAAGAATGTGGGATAAAAGTTGATGATTTGCATCCCTTTATGATGGTCTAGTAGATATCCATCATGGTCTGCTGTATCAATCCAGGAGAAAAAACGCTCGACAGCTTGCTTGATTCTTTTTCCGGTGATGATCTTTCCGGAACGCACGTCATTTGCGTATTGAAAAGGGATGGAATCGATTTGCTGCTGGGTTAGTTTCATGTATTATGTTAGTTTTTTTGATTTTTAAATAACCCATATATGTGTTATTTTTTTATAAAATACTATTGCAAATTTGTTAAGTGCTAGAAAAAAATGAAAAGCGGTTTATAAAATCTGTTGGTGAGAAACTTCGAGAAAAGCGATTATCGAAGCATATTTCTCAGCTAATGCTTTCTTATGACGCGAATGTACCTGTGAATCAAATAGGACGTATTGAACGCGGTGAGATAAATACCAGTCTAGGAACTCTTTATAAAATTTGTACTGCATTAGGTATTGATTTTAAGGATTTATTAGATTAGGGGTGCGAAAGATTATTCTTTATTTTTATATTTCTTTACGGTTTCTCGTAAAGCATTAAAATAATGTTTATTTTTTTTAAATATGTATATTATACAAGGCTTAACAGATAACATTATTTATTAAATTTTATAAAAAAACTTTAAATAATTACTTTGTTCATGTTGGGTGGATTCTATTCATTCCAAAAAAGTAGGGAAATAGGGATGTGTTAGTGTTGTATGTGCATTTTTTATTAGACCAGCTGTAGTTGGAGCAGTTCCTATGCAAGATATTGTAGGGCATTCTTTAAATTCATTAATCTCATTGACGTAATAGTTCAATTGTGTTTTTACAACATCAATTCCAAACTTTTCAATGTCTTTTAAGAGCTCCTTTAATGTTTTTTCAACTTGAATTTCTTTTGGTGTTATCATTTTATTTTATTTTAATTGTTACTGCTGTTTATTTTTAGGAGTTATCCGTTGTTAGCTTTTAAAAATACCGAGAATAAATCGGTTTGATTTTCATCCGTTTTTGACACATCAATAAGCTTACTTCGGTCCTTGAAACTAAAACCAAAATGCTTCGATAAGTCATTGATTTCTTTGATCATCTTTTCACGGATAGTGACATATCCGGAAACATTTGTCGCGCCGCCTTTGAAAGTTTGAATCAAACCGCCATCGAAACCTCTTTCCCGAATAGCCTGTTCAGCCTGGATGTAATAATCAACAGAAGTTGCCAGTTGGTGTAAGTGAATTAAATCGGGTTTTGTTAGTTTTTTTGTATCAACTAATTGTTGGCCAAAATATTCATACCAATATTTTTGGTCCTTTGACAATTCAAATTTTGAATTTGACGTTGGTAATTTTTTTAAAATATCGTAAAGATTTTTATTTACTTCAACGATTTCACCATCATTTTTAATAACTTTCATTTTTTGCATGATACTATCTATTAATATATTACACCCCCCACCCTAAATTAATGCTTCGAGTAAAATTCTAACTGAACAGCGATGTATCCACCATTCAGACTATCGAGATTTCACCCCATACCCCCTGCTTTCGTTGGAAGATTTTCTGTTATGACATGATTCACATAACGATTGACAATTGGCCTCATCAAGCTTCGCACCCCCTGCATTTATAGCTATGATGTGATCCACAACCTTAACAGGGATAACTAGATCCAACTTCAAACACTCAATACATAACGGATTGTTTTGCTTGAATCTTTTAGCAAACTTTCGCCAAGGCCATGAGTTATAGAAAACTGAATTGCTATTCTCACGTTCGAATGCTACACGTTCCGGTACCCAGCTTCTTTGTATTTTGTTTGGTTTATTTGCCATGATTAAAAAGGATTTTCATCATTCATTTCAAATGCTTCAGATGCACCTATCTTCGGAAACTCATTAGCTGAATCGATATAATTCACAACGTCATGATCATCATCAACATCCTTGAACTTAGTCTTATCACCGATCCATTGCAGCAATGCAGTATTAGTTGAACCACCTCGATACTTAGCAATTATAATCTCAGTGTTAGCCCCTTTCGATACTAGGTCGCATAACTTATCGCTGTAGTCACTTGTATCCATTTCCATTTTATAATAGTCCGGACGGTATATGAATTGCACAATATCGGCATCCTGCTCAATGGCTCCTGAATCACGCAAATCGGATAGCAAAGGACGTTTACTAGAACCACGAGTTTCAACGGCACGCGATAGTTGTGACAATGCAATCACAGGGATGTTCAACTCCTTCGCTAATCGTTTCAATCGACGCGATATAGAAGAAATTTCCCCCTCTCGATTTCCTTTTATAGAACGATCTGTCATCAGCTGGATGTAATCTATAATCAACAGCTGGATGCCATACTTTCGCACCCATAATTTTGCCGTGATTACAATGTCATTGATATCCGTTTTTCCGCTATCATCAATAAACAAAGGATAATTATTCATTCGCTCCTGGTGCGATGAAAAGGTGTTAAAGTATTCCGATTTATCAAAACCGGTCTTTAGCAATTGCTTTAAATGAAAGTTTGTATCAATAGCCACAGCTCTAGCAGTCAGTTGTTCGATAGACATTTCAAGCGATATGAATCCCACACCCACGTCTTTCTTACAGTTTTCAATAGCACATTTCAATACATAGGAAGTTTTTCCCATCCCAGGACGTGCAGCAACAATCACTAGATCTTGATTGCGGTAGCCACCTGTATATTTGTTCAATCCTTTAAATCCTGTATCGATTCCCACCAGCTGCACTTCCTCTTTATTTTTCGAAAGCAATTCCACTTCTAACTTCAAGTTTTGTAACGCATCAGGAAACGACATGGTCGACCTTCCAGTATTAGTAAAATCCATCACTTTGTCAAATTCCTTTTGCCAGCGGTTCATCAGTTCAAAAATGTCAGTAGTTTCACTGTAGGCCAAAGCAATGATTTGATTGCTAAATAGTATCGTTCTTCGCGCCATAAACTTCTGTAACAGGATGTGGCAATGGTGTTCGATGTGAGCAGAAGATGCAATCTTTTGCGTGAGCTGTATCAAATTAAAATCACCACCAGCAAGTTCTAAGGCCCCCAGCTTTCGCAATTCGGCAGAAACGGTCAACAAATCGATTCCGGTTCCGGCATTGAAAAGATTCCGAATTGCAACAAAAATATTCCGATGTGTTTCTTTGTAGAATACTTCATCAGTAGATATGATAGCCATAGCTTCTTCAAGACCCACTTTGTCAATCATCATAGCGCCAATAACTGCTTCCTCAATATCAAGTGCCCGTGGCGCATCAAATCCTTTTATCGTTGTATTTTCCATATTAAATACCGCTTATTTTTTCTTTTCGAATATTTGCATTCAATTCAATCACCTGCACATCATACTTTCCTTGGTTGCTAATCCAGTTCCGGGCATACTTCACAAAGCGACCCTCAATCACATTTCTTTTAAATTCTAATCCTTCCTGCAAAACAGTTGCTTCAAACAGTTCCGAAAACTTGACAAAGTCATTTATTTTTGATTTGTATTGCATCATCAATCTGTCAAAGTCAGAAGGAAAATTAACTTCAAAAAAAGCGAGCGAATTCCCTTCTCTATTCATTGTATTATTAATTGTAATATTCTCATATATTGGAGTGACTTTTTTGTCACTAGGTAGTGACTTTTTTGTCACTAGGGTAGTGACTTTTTTGTCACTAGGTAGTGACTTTTTTGTCACTAGATTTTCAATGAAAATTTTACGTGTATTTCCATTTTCTGGAAAGTGTTGTATTTTTAAATAACCGCCATTTTCTAGCTGCGAAATCCAGCGCGAAATAGTCTTATGATCTACTTCATACAGTCTTGAAAAATAAGCGTTATCGGCCCAACAGAATCCTTCCTGATTGCATAAAGCTGTGATTTCACCATACAATAATTTTGCATTTGGCTTCAATCGTTTATCGTATCGAACGCTTGCCGGAATGATGGCATAGTAGTTTGGTTCCATTATTTCAGTGTCAAAAATTTATAATTAGCCACTTGCATATTCATAATAGCATTGGAGGCATTCACCATAGCAGCTGCTTTTTTATAAGTTTCCTCACCAGGAGCATCTGATAATTCATTAAAAACAGCCTCTAGTTTATCTGTAATTCTTCGAGATAATTCATTCGTCTTTATAATTTCATTTTGCAAAGCAGTAGGCACATTCACCACTTCTTTAGTATAAACTTTCACTTCAGGTGCCGGAACAACTTCCCTCTTTTTCTTTTTTACGTCAGTTGCATCCAGGATCTTAATATTTGCCATCCAATCACCTAATTCGCTTGGTAAAAAACAAAATGTACGCCTATCGGTTTCAATAACAGCCTTACCATTTACCTCTTTTACTTTTTTAACCTTGTAGGTCAATGTCGAAAATATAAATTCAACATCAACAAGTTGATTCAGTATACTTTGCATCTTTTTTATTAATTTTTTGGTTTAATACAATTATTTCTCTTTTTAGGGTAATCAAATCCGGTATTTCGGTAATCATTTTTTCAACGAATTCCGGGTTTTTTACCCCTAAAAATCGTTTTACAATCGATGAGTCACACATCGTATTTTTCAATAAATTTTGCTTTTTAGTCCTTAAAACTAAATTTTCAATCACGATGTTCCTTTTATCACCATCTACAAATTCCACATTCATTCCTATAGGAATTTCCCCAAAATGCTCCACCCAAAGCAACCGATGCTTTGCCACAAAATTGTCGTTTTTGCCTGTTCCCTTCAGGTGTCTTACCTTTACCTCCAGATAGCCATCCCTAGAGATTCTTTCGTGACCAACAGGAACTGTATTATGCGGATCCTGACCTTTTTTGAATCTCGTTTTTGCCGTTTTTTTAATCATTTCTGCCGACATATAATCCACTTGTTTTTTACCTTTGTTCCATCCTGGCTGCAAGGCTTTAAAACGAGTTTCCAACCCAATATCATTTGCTTTCGAAATCCTACCCGATAAAGGCGATTTCATATAGCCTTCGCTTTTTTTTATTCCCAAAAGCCCTGCTTTCTGACTAACAATTGAAGCTTTACGATTTAACATCAATGCCAATGTTTCCGTTTTACAGTCAGGATAAAGCCGGTGCAAAATTTCTACTTCCTGCGAGGTCCAAAATTTTCTCATCATCTAATTGTTTTAAAATAGCATTAATTTTACCTTCAAATCCAGGCACTACCTTCATGAGGTGTTCCAGTTCAGCCACTACAGTCGGCACGTATAAATACGTCATTTGGTACTTGTGACCCAGGATCCTTTTATCATAGCCATACTGCTTTGTCAAAAGAAACACCACCACTTTTTTAGCCAACGAATCCCGAAAGCTTACAATATCAGAAAGCGTTGTTCCAAATTCACGACAAACAGTCCTTTCAACTAGTTTCGCTTTTTCAGTATCAAAAGAAATGGTGTTCATGGCTTAAATTTCTGAATTCATTTTACAAACACTACACGTCCAAGGCTTCAATGGATCTAAATCCGTATACCGGAAACTAGGATGACTACAAGGTTTTTTTTTAGGCTTTTTGAAGTAAATGGTATAAAAGCTTACCATCATGGCCCATAAAAACCAAACGATACAAAGCACACAACTGGCTAAAATACCAATACAAAACAAGGCTAAAAGTCCGTTGATAATTGTCATCATTTTTTACGTTTTAATTGGTTTGATATTCTTTTTTCAAAATTATAAGTACTCTTTCTAAAAAGATATACCCCATACCCCAGGAGCGAAAGCAATACCACATCGGCAATACCTAAAACCCACAATAGGATAAAATCAATCATTGCGTTATCTAAATCCATTTTCCACACAGCTTACATTGTTCAATCATATCAAAAACCGCTTCCGGAAAGCAAATCTTCGTGCCTTCACATTGCATCACCACTTCATCTACCACCAGGATTTCCTTTATTTCAGGAGTAGTTTCTATTATTTCATTCACCATAACCCAGTCTTTTAATTGCTTGTGTTAAAACCATTACCCTTTTATAACCCGAGGTTTCCTGGTACCATTCACCCTCTTTAATTTTTCCCGAAATAATCCAGTCATTTACCCCTTTTACTGTTTTTAGCGGCAATAAATTAGCATTTACGATCTCGCTAAGTGCTAAGGATTTTCTACGCATCAATCTGTTACGTTCAATTTCGTTATTTGCCTGGAACTCTTTTGCTGAAACAATCACCAAGCCTTGCTGCTTTAGCGTTTCAATAAATTCACTTGCATTGATGTAAACTAGAGGTGCCATTATCTAAATAAAATTTGAACTAAGAAATAAATCGCTAAAACCAAAACAAATTGAATTTGTGGTTTTTGATAGGAGAGAAAATTTTTCATATTATTCAGCTTTAAGTTTTTCAAAAACATCCATTAGAGAATCAGTAATTTCTTCATCAACAATCCTAAAATGCCAAAAATCCCAAAGACGGCCTTCCGGTATTTCAGGATAATAATTCAATACAATAGCTCTCAAAGCATCAAATGATTTAAAGCCTTTATTAAAAAAATCCTTCAGTACTTTAGAAGATTTTTGAGCAGTTTCAATTCGCTTTAAGGTTTTGAAATCCCGTTGTTTTAACACAACATTATCATCTATTAGCATATCTTTTGTATATTTGTATTATTATTATGTGTATAATTATAAAGCAAATTAATATCAAATATTTGATATTAACTAATAATATATCAAATATTTGATATATTATTTTATAATTAAATCTAAAATATTGATTATGAAAGCGATAGAAATAAAAGAAAAAAGACTCTTACTTGGTTTTACACAAAAAGAATTAGCTAAAAGGGTAGGTGTGTCTACACAAACAATTAATGGATATGAAAATGGGAAAGAAATACCATCTACAAAATATCAAATATTAGATACTGTTTTAAATGGTGATAAATCAAATGTTTTAAAAAAACAGATCAGTACTTATGATAAAAATTATACTGAAAATGATATAAAAATATTACAATTAGAAGAAAGGATAAATGAGCATACAGAAATAAGTTTACTGCTTAAAGACGACCCTATCAATTTAAAGCATCAACTAGAAATGATATATTTGCTAAAAACACAGTTAGATATCCGAAAAAAAACAAATAAAGAAATCGCTGTTGATTTGAAAATTGAGGAAAATTTAAATAAAAAAAAGTAAACATGAAAAATATAATCCTATTGCTATTGATTAGTTTTTCAGGTTTTAGTCAAATCAAACAACCTGAAACTGATTTTTATTTAGAAAATGGAAAAGTATATTGGCAACATGTTTATGAGGTTCCAGGAAAAAATATAGAGGAACTAATCAAGTATTTTCAAAAAGAAGTGATCATTAATATCAAACAGGATAACTTTCAAAGTATCGATAACACCATCAGTTTTACCATTCAAGACGATCAATGTAATTATAAAAAATATGGTGGCACTACCATGGGATCCATTCTCTTTGTAAGCAACAGCATGAAGTATTTAGTGGTAATCGACTTCAAAGAAGGAAAATATAGGGTTACAGCGAAGGATATTTACCTAGACAACAAACTCTATGGTCTAGGGCATGATTCCGGTGATTTAGCTGAATATGTTACTAAAAAGAACCAAACATTATTTATAACTAATAATCTTGCATCGAAAGGCCTGATTTACTTTGACAAACATTTTTTAGAAAAGTTCGAAAAGAAAACATCGGAATTAATTAAAAAAGAATGGTAATCATTTCACACAACTAAAACTGCTCACAACCTCAAAAAGAGCATGATCACGGATTAGTTCCGGGTATTTATCCTTATAAAAATTATCGACATCATCCCGTTCGTGGCCCATTAGTTCCCGGATCACATCCGGTTCAATCATTAATCCTTTGGCAATATTAGCAAAGGTATGTCGAGCGACTTTCACACCCATATTTCCACCATTAGGAAGGACTTCAAGATCATTGTGCTGCTGTACATAAATCAGGGCGCGCTGGTAGGTCCTGCGAAAAGTATCATAAGATGCCTTATCCTTTTTCCAAGGAAAAATCCATTCACCAGGAACTTGGTATTTTTTAAGCAATTTTTCAGCTTTAGGATGTATTTTTAAATCAATACGAATACCAGTATTCGTTTTGTTGCGTTCAAAAATTACCCGGCCACGTTTTATTTGGTTCGTTTTCAAATAATACAAATCGACTAAATCGCAGCCGCCAAAGTAAAATTGCAACAGGAACAGATCGATATATTTTTGCTTAGCCGTTTGCAAATCCAAATTTTCCACTTCAATAACCAAATCTTTATCCAGGTATTTTTTCTTGTTATCGTAGGAACGTTGCTTTAGGTTATCCAGAACCTTGGCAAATGGCATCGTATTATTTAATTTATGCACTAAAATTCCTTTATTATAAATGGCCCGTAAAGTACGTAAATACAAATGAATTGTACTTTTACTATTGCCAATCCCAAGCTGGTAATTCCTAAAACGCATCAATATATCATAATCTAAAGACTGCAAAGGTACATTTCGCCCAAAATCGCCAAATTGCGCGATCACATTTTCATAAACTAGTATATTCCCAAGATGCTTATTTTGCGCCAGCAATTCGTTTGATTTGCCTAATTTACTCGCCATTTCACGCATATCTAATATCAGTTTTTTAGCAAAATCTAAAAATAATACCTGATCATTCGTAGCGGCAAAAAGAGCATCATACGTTTTTTCAACATCATTGTATCCTTCCAAAATTAGTTTGCGGGCATGAAGCTTCAATTCCATAATTTTAGGCGCCAAAATATCATAATCGGGATGCTTTTCAGATATCATTTTGTTAGCTTCGACAAAATGATTCACTTTACATAGACAAATCGTTTTTTGTTTTCGTTTGTTTTGATGTGCAATTTCAATCACTAACGGAAAGCCTTCCGGATTTTCTTTTCTAGTTGTAATTAGCTTGAATTCGATTTTCATGTTCGTGATTTGTTCGTGATTTTGTGTAAAAATGTGGTAAAATGTTAAACAAATATACAAATATTTAAAACACGCGCATAAAAAAACCCACTGAAATCAGTGGGTTTGGGTGTGAAGGCAGAAGGATTCGAACCTTCGACCGCCTGCTTAGAAGGCACTTACTAAAAACGCTACAAGTCAATAAAATCAATATGTCGCTAAAAATTAATTTATTTCAGTCGTGATTTGTTCGTGATTTTAATAAAGCTTTATTATTTTCATTCCATTCAAAAATCCTTCCTTATATTGTTGTTGCATTAATTTGGCTACCATTTTTCGATCTGAAAAAGTAAAATTAGGGGAAAGCAAATGCTCGTTTAAAAACTTTTGCAACAAGTCTTTTTGTAGCTTTTTTTTCTGATGCAATTCCTCAAGTGATACTTTTTTCATTTTAATTCTTAATTAAAATAACAACCATGGGGTTACCACTATAGCTCCTTCTATTATGTGTAAATCCCCTCTTTTTTTAAAAAACTTTTTTATCTATTGATTTTAAGGCGTGATTAGCATCTATTTTATCCAGTATCCAGACTAGTGCCTTTCCTATCTTTGTTAAAGTATTATTCCTTTCATTCTTACCTAGCACTGAGGATATAGTCTCATCAATATTCCTAAAACTATACCCTTTGTCTGTTTTTAAGATTTTATTAAACAGTGTACTAAACTCCCTATTGCCAAACTTGTCTATATTGACTGCGGAACTCCTGAAGTATCCACTCTTCTCTTTAACGAAGAGCCAGTTGATTATACTCAACGGAAGGAATAGTATGTAGGCGAGTATAAATAGTATCATAATAAAATTGCGTCTGCTTGTATGAATAAGTCATCCACCTGCTCATCTGTCAACTGTAGTACAGACTGAAGTAGTAGAACCGTCTGGCTAGATCTCTCTACAGTCGTTCCGAACTTCCATATGTAAGTTGCTGCGGTCTTAGAAGGCTCTGGCATAGCATCTATAGCAGATTCTATCTGATCCTCTAGTTGCATCAGTTTTAATACAGTCCTAATTCGCCATAGCTGCACCTCCTGTGGTACTTCAAAATCAGGCATATTTAAGTACTGATGTTTTTCTGGTATTTCATCCTCTGATATCTCAAATAGATTTGGATATTTTGTAATTGAAATATGGTTCTCTAATGGCTCTTGAGCTATAACTACTCCGTAATACTCTTGCCCAACTGTGTCAATTTGTCTTATGTGTCTCATTTTATATATAGTATTGTACGTGTATCCATCCGTTATTGTATGAAGCAGAAGCTCTACCAACAAAAAATTCGTAACCTGTAAGTGCTAAATTTCTTCTTATACCTGATGTACCATTAGCAGTAGCAAATGTAGGTACTAACTTTCCATTACCTAAACTACCTGAACCAAAAGTTATTATATCTCCAGCTGCATTATAAATAGATGGGTGCTGTGGTGTTTGTGGTATATCTGATAAATTAGCAAAAGGGATTGCAATACCTGTACAAATACCATTAGTTGTAAAATTTAGATTTATTCTAACGGTTACCAAGTTTCCAATTTGAGACCATCTATAATAATGTGTTTGCGTTCCTCCTGGCAACGTTCCTCCTGTTGTTGAAAATCCAGTACCCGATAAAGACTGTTCTGCTACTTCTTTATAAACTTTTTCTGTTGGAACAGCAGTCACATTTGTATTATTAGCTAAAATAGTAAATGCAGATTGCGAAGGTGCTGTTGGAATTGACCAAGTATTATCACCTCTTAAAAAATTTGTAGCTGAAGGTGTTCCTGTTGCAGTTAAATTAGATATTCCAACAGATGTTAAATATAATGCATCATCCAAATAATAACTACCATTATATACTCTCACAAATGATGCACCTGAAACAGTACTTAAAGAAGAGATTGAAGTTAAATTTGCATTAATTGGTTGCTTTCCACTAAATTGTGTTTGTATAGCACCTGTAACGCCTTTTACATATGATATTTCATCTTGGTTAGGAAACATTCCTGTATATAGTGGAAATATAGAACCATCAGAACCAATACCTACTATTGTTGGAATACTATTGTATGGAGCAGTTAATTTAGGAGCTGCACTAAATGTTTTTATCCCTGCAATAGTTTCGTTTCCTGTTTTATCCACTTTTCCGGATAAAGCCGAGTTTAAATCCGTTTGTTCCGATAATGTTCCTGTAATAACTCCCCATACACTTGGACCTGCTGCACCGGTTGGCCCTGTAGATCCAGTATCCCCCTTCATTCCTTGTATGCCTTGCGCACCAGTAGCTCCAGTATCGCCTTTCTCGCCTTGTATTCCTTGTATACCTTGAGCACCGGCTGCTCCTGTTTCTCCTGTATCCCCTTTGATTCCTTGAATACCTTGCGCACCAGTGGCTCCAGTATCACCTTTCGCTCCTGTATCGCCTTTGATTCCTTGTAATCCTTGTGGACCAGTATCACCTTTCGCTCCTGTATCACCTTTGATTCCTTGTATACCTTGTGCACCAGCTGCTCCTGTTTCTCCTTTATCCCCCTTAATTCCCTGAATACCTTGCGCACCGGCCTGACCATCAATACCATCCTTTTTTAAATCTATTACTAAATTTATAGGTGCGATAGGTTGAATGTTAATTATCTCAGGATTATCACAGGAAATAACTACATCATACGGGAGCATCTGAACAGTGATTTCTACTATCATTTTACGATGTTTAAAAGTCCTTTAAATAAAATACGCTTGGTACTAGTGCTAGTGATTTCATAATAGTTAGGCGCTATTGAAATTCCCTGCGCAACAGGATCTATGATTAAGGTCATCACATTATCTAAAATGCTCAAGGATCCTGAAGGTTGTAGAAAAGTATTTTTTGCGGCGCTGTTGTACACCACAAAATCAAAACTACCGGTCCAATTTTCGCTGGCCGTAAATAGAATTTGTACTCGTTCTTTGTGCCCCACTGGGCTAATATCAAGCTGGGTAGCTATAGAGGGATCTAGTGTGACTTTTTTACTCATTTTTTTAGATTTAAGATTGAAAAATTATACCCCAACCAAATTCGTTTGTCGGTATCATATCCTAGTGATAGTGTATTTCCTTTTCGATTTTGGAATAGTAGGTTTGCTTTGGCTATAAAAGAATTTAAGGTGATTTTGTCCGCTATTTCAGCTCCAGCTAATATTCTGAAAACGGTTTCTTTTGGGTTTATCTGAACATCCACTTTTTTTTCCTTTATAGTGTAGTTTGGCGTTATTTCTTTGACTTCGCCCTGGACTATTCCGTTGACATTTATCTTTATATTTTCATCCTCAAATTTGGAGCTGAACGCATTCAGCTTCACGGCTTTTGCGAACAATAGTTTTTTGATGCTGTCATTGGCAGCGGCAAAAGCAATTTTTAATTTTTCGTTTTCGGTAATCAACATACTATTAATAGGATTTTTCAAGTATAAGGTATCACGGCTATTGATTACTTTAGGTATTTGCGGTTCAAAAGATCCCCGAACTTCAGGAACTTTCACCGTTATAATTTGCGGTTTTGGTTTGGAATGGGAGCAGCCTCCAGTTGCCAAAATAATAGTGAGTACTAAAATAATCCCGTAGCAGCTTATTTTTACCCAGTCGATGTTTGTTGCTGTTTTCATGGTTACTTAGTCAATGGTTAAAGTTATGGTGGTAGCCAATTTCATTTTGGCAAATAGTTTGTTAAAGGCTTTTCGCGATTCGCCTATAAAATCCACGGATCGGGTATTGCCCACCAGGATACAGCCCTCGGTATTCTCGGCAACGTTGCCGGAATGAATGCGAACCCCGCTAAAATTAGGCACGTTAAAAAGTATTGGCAGTTCTTTTTTGAATCGTGTACTCATAGAAATCCCCACTTTGTAAGTACCTTTCGGGATGGCCGTGATGCCTTTTATTTTGACTGTTCGCTCTATATCTTCAAGCGTATAGCATTCAAAAAGGCCATCGATTGACAATTCGCCAATCGTAGATTTATCTGTTTTGTGCAATCGTTTTAAATGAAGCTTCATTATTCTCTATTTTTCTTGTTTTGTAATTCGACTAAAATGCTAGTTTGTCCGGAACTTAATTCCTTAAAATAAGTCCTCATTTCTACTTTAAACGTATTATTTTCCTGCTGCTGTATTTCGAGTGCGGTGATTCTAGAATTGACATTTACCCAAGCAGTTATCATCACAATCAAAAGGGAAAAAAAGGTTAAGGCAAGCTGGTAGGCGGGGATCATTTTGTTCATTTTTTACTATTTTTTTCCAGTGATTTTTAAAATAATATTGGGTATCGCATTAGGTTTTATCATAAACATTAATCCTATAAATAGCACCGCTGTTTCGACCTGCCAGTCAAACGAAAAGGTATTGGTAAAATATTTATAAGCCTGCATAGAAAGTAAGGCAATCCCGATAATCAGGAAAAACCAGTACTTAATCGTCGTTTTTTTTGAAGTAGTCATGTTGTTTAGTTTAAATTATTTAAAGGTTGTATCAATACGTTATCATCAAAATTCCGGTTGATGTTCTGTAAAATTGCCCCGCTACTAAGCCGCCTGCAAGCGCAGCGGTATTGTCAGTATAAGAAGGCATTGTTGTAGCTTTTATTAAACCGTTTTCGTCAATTTCCATCCTTACCGTTTCGATTTGCATGTCTGTACCGGAGGTAGTTTTTGCACCTGTAGTAAGTTGAATTTTTGAAGATCCTGTACCTTTTCCTGTGCCTGCTGATAGTTTTAGTGTTCCTCCTTGTAGGTTGGGTGTTCCAGCTGCATAATTAATTTGCTGATATATCCTATTAGTTGATTGAGAAAAATTAGCAAGAACATTAAGTGTTGTTGGTTCTACACAAAGAGTATTAAAACCAGTATTTACATTAAAAACATCTCCAGATGCATATACAACTCCCTGTAATACAAAACTGCCCGTCCCTGCTAATTGTTTGTAAATTCCATTTGCAGGTGTACCATATCCATGAATGGTATAAATAGTTCCAGATGCATAATCAACATCTATATCTTTAACAGTAGTCGCTAATACTGTAGTAAATAAACCAGAACCACCAGTTTGCTTTAACAAACCTCCTTGTCCATATGATTGATTATCCACAATAAACACATCATTTGTTATTGGATTTACAATTACTTTTCCACCAAAGAATGCAATGTTACATGGATACTCTGCAAATGGACCAGTTCCTCCAGTTTGTTTATATAACTTTCCTGGGCTTCCTGCAATAATAACCCATATATCATTTGTTACAGGATTTACAAATATTGAATTATTATACGGAAAAGTTGCAGTGGGTAATCCAGTTGTGGTGTAAATTGAAAATGGGCCAGAACCAGCTGTTTGTTTTCGAATAACATTGTATGAAATTGTCCAAATATCATTAGTTATATAATTTACTGACATTCCATAAGTGTTTGAAGCAACGCTACCATACACGTTAAAATCAGAAGACCCTGCTAATTTTTTATATATTGTTGTGCCAGCCCCAATAGCGTATATGTCTAATGTTGTTTTATTTATTGTAAAATTTGTTAAACCTACAAGAGGCACACTGAATGGAACAAAATCTGCTATTGCATAGTTTATAGCTTTACCAGCTGCCAACATTAAATCCCTACCTACAGTTAATGAGTTTGATATCTCAATACCTATTTCTCTATTTGCTTGATTACCTAATGTTATATCTTTTGTAGGACTATATACTGCATCAATACCTAAATAACCATTTATATCCAATAACCTACTATTCCCAATAGTAGTAGCATTTAACGCCTTAGGTATATAACTTGCTGTTAGTGATGGGTTATTCATCTTACCAGCTATTGCTGTTGTTGTAAATGCTGTTGTAGCAATCTGTGTGTTATTAGTTCCAGCCGTTGCTGTTGGTGCTATTGGAATTCCAGTAAAAGTAGGACTGGCTAGATTTGCCTTAACTGAAATATCAACTGTGGTTCCTAGTTCATCCCAAACGGTTCCTGTCCAGACATAATTAGCTCCTGTGTCTACAAGATTCCAAACATCGCCTACAACTTGACCTGAAGAAGGCAAAGCGGCATAATTAGCTACGCTGCCTTTTAATTTATACACGCTAGCTACTTTTGAGTCCGTATAGGAATTAGCACTGGATAGAACAGTAGCATCAGCTGTGGCCTGGGCAGTACTAACTGGCTTGTTAGCATCGCTTGTATTGTCGATATTGCCTATTCCTAGATTAGTTCGCGCTGTAGAAGCATCTTCTAGATCTGAAAGGTTGTTCGCAATGGCTAGCTTTGTATCTTCTAAAATGGTAAGTTCATTAAATATCACTTCAGAAAACCCGTATAATTCCGTGAAATTATCGTTGATTTTCTGACCTCCTGTACGGGCTCCATCGCCATTGTGAGCACCAACGCTCGATCCTAAATTGATTATTTGTTTCATAATATGTCTTCGTCAAAAGTTCGTGTTTCAGCATCAAATGTGATGGCTTCGCTGTCAAAGGTCCAGGGTAGTTCCGGCTCGATGAGTATTTCTTCATTGATCGCCGGAAACTTAATGTTCCCCAAGCCGATTCTTTGTATATCCTGGTCCATGATTAATAATTTTTAAGTAAAACTTCAACCTCAATAGGTGGACCTACAATAGTACCAGCCCCACTCAAAATAAATGCCGATTGTAATTTAAAATTCGTATCAGATTTTGCATTAATATAATAAGGATAATAAACTTCTTTGAATGATAAATATGCCCCAGTTGTTATGTATATTTCATCCGTTGAAATAATATTAACATCCACATTAATTGTTTCATCTTTAATATCGCCCAATTTTAAAGATTTATAAGTATCACCTTGAAAAACAGCTCCATTCTTCTCGATAACATACCAAGATTGCGCTGACTGGTATCGAGGTTCACCACTATGCGCATACGGATTACGAATACCAAATTGAGCATATACATGAAATACTCCTTTAAAATTCAATATAAAATTTGAAGGCAAAGCAGGGGTCACATTTACTTTGTATTTCCGCACTAAAATTTGTGGTTCCTGTGCGTTTACAGTTTCGGTAAATAGATCTAAACTAATCGTATATTCTTTAGCCCGGATGATATTTATGGCGTCAACTGCCGTGGCACCATCGTTATCAGTGACCTGAATTTGGTAGGTGTATAGATTATCCGTAAGATTAGAGAGTTCTGTGCCTAGCAATGTTGGAGTAGCCACTACGTCACCGGCACCGCCCACGGTTTTTGTCCAAACTTGTGATGCTATGAAACCGTCAGGATCATAAGCCGTTGCCAGGAGCGTAGCCGTGGTTTGGGTATCGGAAATATAAATGTCGTTTCCAGCTACTACGATGGGCGGAATATTAACATCGGTAGGATTAGTTCCTGTTGAATCTTTATAGTTTGACCGGCCCAGGGTCAAGTCGCTGGTATTGCTGTCTAAATTCCAGGTGCAGTTCAGTACTACAAAATCCTTCAAAAACGTATATTTAAATTGAATGATGTCGTTAAATTTTACCGCATTTTTAGCCGTGACGTCTAGTTTTTCATGCGCCACATTAAACATGCGGCGGTAAATGTTCGCTACCGTTTTGACATAAGTCGTATTTTCTATTTTATAAAACGCATCGGTCCATTGGGTCCAATGTTCGCGACTGGCCACTACGTCAGAAATTGCATATTTTTTTACCGTAAAACTACCACTAGTAATAGGATTTTCAGTTTCAATAAGCATATCACCTGCCTGATACCAGTTGTACACCACATCCTTTACCATGATGCGGGACCCCTCATAATAAACCTGGTATTTATTGTCAGCAATCAAATTTGCCCCATCGAGTTGCACTTGCGAATAGTATTTACCTTCAAACGTAAACCCATAAAGAATAGGAATTTCAATCTCGTTAAAAACGCTTGTTTCCTCTTTTAGCTTCGCCAAACGGAACCCTTTTGAAAAACCCGCTTTGTCATCGGCATAATCCAATTCTATTTTTTTATCGATGGTAAAATCGCCGTTGATTAAATCAGTTTCAATCTGTTCCTCGACAAATCCAATCACTTCAATAGCCGCCGCTGTAATAGCGATGCTTTTAATTTTGGTAGTATTGGTTACTCCAGGCGGTCCGTATATTTTCACGTCAAACATTCCTTCCTCGGTAAAAATATGATCAATGGCTAGTTTAGCTTCGCCTGAACTATTAAAAATTACTTTTTCGGCATCTAAAACAGTACCGCCAAAGTTGCTGTATATCACGACATCGTTAAACAGGAATTCGTATTTGAACGGGTTTTCCCAAAGCGTCATGTTGCTAGGTGTTTCGCTATTTGCCGTAGGGTTGACAATCTTGAAATCAAAACTAATTTTTGCACGTTGTCCTGGGAAGAAAAATAGTTTTTTCTTCAGGGAAACAAATTGCGTATCATCCTGGGCATAGTTTGTAACTGTTGATCCGGTTTCTTGTGACTTGTTGGCCACAGTGCAATAGTAATCCGGTGCAAAGCATTTGGCATACAAGCCCCCATTTGCCATCCAATCAGTAGCGTATATTTTACCCACTACGCCTGTAACTACAGCCCAACCATCGTTGGCTTCTTTGCTTAGGGTTTTAGGAAAATTAGGTTCCTTTTTTTTATGGGAAATCACCACCTCATTGTAGGGCGGAATCATCGTTATAGATGGGGTTACTAGCGCCGTAATTTGTTTGGTCACGCGATCAAAATTGACCGTTCCAACATAATTACCCACAGCATCATACTTTCTGTAAACCATATTGCGCAGGTGGCGCACGTTGATCCCCTCGATATACCAGCGATTGTCACATTGGTAACACACGCAAAGGGTGTCGTTTAGTATGGTTTCTAAAATCTTGTACGCATCTAGCTTTTTATTGCTTTCGATAAAATTTTCGGTGTCGATGTAGATTTTGTTCCAGTTTTTTTCGATAAAATTTTCGATGGCCGGAGCAAAATACAATTCGAGATCCAATCCTGTCAATCGTAGGATTTGGCATAGGATGTCTGTCACTGCTTTTTCTTGAGAATAGTATTCGTCGAGCAAGTATTTCCCTTTCAAGCGACCTAATCCGTCAGTGGCAGTGAAGGAAACAAAGAAATTAACCGCTTTATACGGTTCGGCATATAAATCCGGTAGGATGTGTCCTTGCCAAACAATGCTATCGTCAACACTATTTTTGATTTGGGTTTTGAAACGGTGTTCGTCACCGGTAAAATAATCGATAAAAGCGCCATCGGAATCATCGACACTGAGCATGTCGAATTTTAAGTTGCTGCCCACAATCAACAAATCATCTTTACTGTCGCCACCGTTCCACTCCAGGACAATCCCTTTTGAGGAAGCACTCTTGGGTAGGATTCGTACCAAAGGCGAAGTAGTGTCGATGATGTCGATATAATAGCTCATTATCCTATGCGGTTTTTACGGGCATTAGCACGGTCGAAAACGACCAATAAATCAGAGCCTTGAATTTTTATACTTGGAATAATACTACTGTCGCCCCCGCCATTCATGGCACCGAGAACAGCTCTTTGCTGGTTATTGTTCAGGATCAATTCCCCTGAATTAACCCGCGCTAGGATTTTGTCGCCGTAGTACGATGTACCTCCTACAATACCACCCGTTTCAAATTTAGGAATAGCTAAAAAAGCTGCTAAAACGCCACTTACGGCTGTAGCTATAAAAGCAGGTGTCGTAAATATAGAAGCTGGACCTGTAGCTACACCAGCAGCAGTTGCTCCAGCAATAGATTGTGATATTGATGAAGCTAGCATCATCGCAATTAACTTTGTAATTGTTTGAGCCATACCACCAATAAAACCTTGAAAACCAGTAGCGGCTAAACCTAATGAAGAAACGATGCCACTACCTAATTGCGAAAAAGCATCTGTTAAAGCTGGTAAAGTAACATCTGCAAGCATTTCTTTAAATTCTTGTGATTTGGACTTCATTAAATCTAAAGATGCTACAACTGTATCAACGCCTTGAATGTCTTGAATGATTAATTCCGTATCTTTTATTTTATCAGCATACAACTGATATTTAGCGCGACCTTCTTCATTATTCGTAGCAAATTCATTTTGTAATGATTTATACCTGGCAATTTGCTCTTCATAATAGGGTATGTTTAATGATTGCGGTTGAAAATCTACTTCTTGTGATAGCTGTGGTTTTGGAAGTATAATACCTGTATTTTGTAAAGCATCTATTTTATCTTTGACGGCATTAATTTGATTTTCATAGGTTTTCCAACCCTTATTTGTTGTTGGGACTTCTTTTTGAAGTTTCTGTAAATCAGAAATTTGTTTTTCGAAGAAAGCAACGGTTCCTGCTTTGGCTAATTTTTCAGCACTTGTTGCCACACCATCGATAGAACCTGCCACAGCGGCATTTACTGCAATTTCGTTCTCGGCTAGTTTTCCTGTTTTAGCGGCATATTGTTGTTTGGCTGTTAAAAGCGAAGCATCCTGTTTTTTAGCATCAACATAAAATTGGGATAATTGGGTTTTATAGTTGGCTAAATCCTGACCGGCTTCTTTTATTGCCTCTTTTCCTGATTTAAAAGTAATAATATCAATACCACCATTAGAAACAACCGAAGTTTCATCTTTTGGCGGGTTTTTTACTAAATCAATGTATTTTTTTCTTGCGGCAATGATCTTGTCCTGTAGTTCTACTTCTTTACCAATACGATCATTAGCATTAGCTTGCAATTGATTGTCAATTGCCATTGCCCGCGATTTATTAAAAATAGCATCCCGCAAATCATTGTAAGAAGTTTTGGCACCGCCATTTTTAATTACTTCATCATTCAAATTTTTGAAGTAGGCCGGATACAGTTCCTGTAATTTATCGACTGCTGCTTTTCGCTCCTGGACCGCTGTTTTGACATTGGTAGCTGAGGCGTATAATTTGTCCAAAGTTCCTACTTCGGTAGCAGAATTTTTATTGCCTTCGGCAACAGCTTTATTCAATAGGTCCTGACTTGAAGCTACATTTTTAGAATTGACATACCAGGCATAAGTTGCTGCTGCGATCAAACCAATAGCTACTGCTGCTGCTGCATACGGATTTGCCATAATAACAGCCTGTAATCCTATTAAACTAGTTTTTAAGGCATTGAACTTTGTGATCAGATTAGGAATAAAAGTGAGCATTCCTCCAAATACAGTTAACATTGGCCCAATAGCGGCAACAACAGCTGCTACAACTACAATAGTTTCTTTAGTACCTTGTGTCAAACCCGAAAAGGATTTGATCAAGCCATTGATATAGACAATTGCTTTTGTGAAAGCAGGGATCATTACTGATCCTAATTGTTGCCCAGCTTGTTTTAAGGATTCCTGGAAGATTCGCATTTGGTTGGCAGCACCACCACCGGTGCGCTCAAAATCACCCTGGGCATTTTTAGTAACCGATAAAATATAAGCATAGCGAAGGTTTACCTTTGAAGCCTGATCCATATCGGCAATTTTCACTTTTAATCCACGAGAATAGGCAAAGTTTTGCAAATTAGCTTCGGTCATCACGATGCCTAATTTTTTCAAACTTTCAGTTTCACCCGTAAAAATAGCGGTCAAAGCCGTATTAGCCACATCGATAGAAATGTTTTTAAACGAAGCCAAATCACCCGCTAATCCCACTAAAGAAGTGGACATTTTAGCGGCTCTATCTGTTGACAAACCTAGCGAGGTTCCCATATCACCATACGATGAAGCTAGATCTAAAGCGGTGCCTTCGGCAATACCAAAAGATTCTAAGGATGTTTTAGCAAAATCTTTGACACTAGCGGCCGAATCCTTGAAGGAAACATCGACTTTGTTTAAGGATTCATTATAGTCACTTGCAAATTTTATGGAAGCGGCACCCGCTGCTAATAAAGGACCGGTAACGTACAAAGACATACTTTGCCCTAAAGCCGACATTTGATTACCAAAAGCCCCAATACGCCGCATCGAGTTTTGCATCTCAGTAGAGAATCCCCTCAGGTCTGCATTAAACTTTATATTTATTGAAGCTAACGACATAAAAAAAAACTACTTTTAATTAAAGGTTAAAAGTAGTTTTTGGGTATTATAAAAATGGTTACATTATGTAACTTTAACCAGCGTATTTATTTGTTAAGCCATATTCTTTCAAAGCATTTAAGTAAGCTTTATGCGCTTCTTCTGGTGTTAAATATCTTCCTAAAGTAATATTTTTTTTATTAACATGAATTGCGGCTCTCCACCGTTTAATTCTTTGATTACTTTTATCATAAGAAACACCAATTAAATTTGAAACTGTTTTAGTATTAGAAAAATAATGAGATGTATTTTCACGAATTGTTACCCATTCTAAATTTTTATAATAATTATTAAGTTTATTTAAATCTTTATGATTTCCTTTTTCATTTTCATTTTTATAACGATGAAAAACAGATAACACAATTAAATGTACTGCAGTTCTTTTTTTTTTATCGTCTTTACATAAAACGACGAAAAAATAATCACCATAGCTTTTTAGAGATAATAATCTTCCGTAAAAAACACGGGAACGACCAGGGCAACTTTTTCCAATTTTATTAAAACTTCTAACATTACCCCAGGAAGACACCTCATATATTCCTTCATAATCTGGAATCGGTTTCCACACTTCGGGCTCTCTAGTTTCTTCCATTTCGAATTGCTCTAAATTTTTGGAAGGCTAAATAGGATTTATAAAACCGTTCATATTCCGTATGAATGAAATCATCATAAGAAGATAAGATTAAGAGCATTTCGCTAAAAGTAGCTAATGTTTTAATGTAGTTTTTGTTTGGATTTTTTTCTTGTAGCAACGCAAAAGCCTGCGTTAATACGTTGTTTAACTTGATAGGACATTGCTCGGAAATTCCTATTAGGTTCTCGTAGATAGACATCGTAGTACAGTCGTTATCGAACTGATTGAAGTCTTTATAAAATTGAGCGCGTGTGTTTTGGAATTCTTCAAATACTGAAGTTCTTTCCATTGTTTCGATTTTTGACATTTTTAAAATATTTAGAAATTAAATAAAAATCGGCATCCTATTATCCCTGTTGTCAAAAATCTTGTTTAGAGGTTTTCTCTTTACTATTACAATAAAAAGACAGGATAGAATGCCGAAGCTTTTTGTTCGGTAATACGCATAAAAAAAGCCTTCACGAAGGGCGAGGCTGCGATGACCTCTAAACATTATAAATTTTTGACAATTCAAATGTACAAATAAATTTATAATTACCAACTATTTTTATTATTTTTGATTAAAAAAAAATGAAATATTATATTTTACTATTTTTAATAACTTATACAAGTTACAGCCAAAAAGCCATTTATAATAAAATATATAGTCAATCAAATTATACAGAATATCAAACTAAAGATAATCATACTTTAAATATTGGAGATACTCTAATAATTGGATATCCTCGAATCGGAAATGCTTTTACTTTTATAACTCAAGGAGGAGAGATGACAGCTTCTTATTTATCGAATTCTAAAATTACAATTCATAAAATTAAAACATTAGGAAATTCTAAAAGAGGATATAAAACATATATAATATTTAACACATATGGTTTAATTCCAGTTTATATAGATTACGAATCTGCAATTGAAACGGGAGAATTAAAAATACTTTAAAAAAAAAGGCTGCATTGCTACAGCCTTTTTCGCCCCTAAAAAAAATTAAAAAACCAATTATGAAACTCTTTATTTTGTTGCGGTGGCAGGACTCGAACCTACGACCTCTTGGGTATGAACCAAGCGAGCTACCACTGCTCTACACCGCGATCCCTTATGCCGTTCCGTTTTTGCGGGCATCCCAACGGGCAAAAAATGCTTCGCTTCGTGCCTGCTGGTCCAGCAGTATTTCTTCTTCTTCGTCCGTTAGTTCCTGAATTACTTTTCCTTCCCAAGGGAAAGCGATTATATCAGTTTCTTTGACTTCCTTGCCTAGGTATGGCGCCATGATGCTGTACATCATTTTACGGGTCATCATCCAGCGTTCGCGCGACAATAAATCTTCTTTTTTACGGTAGCCGTTTACGATGTTGTAAAACTGCCGTTGGGTCAAGCGATGGTAATAGTCCAACTGCAATCCTATGTGGCCACAAGCTAGTTCTTCGAGAGCATCCCAGGTTAAAGGCTTTTGCTTTTCTTCCTGGTACTCGGCTTTTTTTCGGTATCGTCCTCAGATGCCTGCGGCATGGTTTTAGCAAAACCAAACATGAGCTGCGATACTACGGCTTCGAATTCTGGCATGGCTAACGAGCGCACTTCGATAGCAGTGATTGTTTCGGTATTCTCAGGATTGGCCTTAATCATTCCCTCGACAATCTCAGACATGATCACCATATTTTTGAGCGGTGTTTTACCGTTTTCCTGTACCTGTATTAATACCTGAAAGCGTTCGTTGACTTCCTCTAGGGTATCCAGTCCCCAAAGCTCGCCAAGCTTTATAAAAACTTCCAAGCCGTATCCCAGCTTGAAAGTCTTTTCTTTTATAACTACTTCTATCGTACTATTCATACTAGTCTAAGATAGTTTTAGCCAAATTCCCGTTTCCTTTGAAGGAAATAGATACTTTTACCGAAGTACCTGTTTCAGCTCCTAGATCAAAGTTGTCGATGTAAGCCATACCAGTGTATAGAATATCGCCCAAAACATCAGTAGTGAATTCTACCTCTATTTCGGTTCCAGCTAATTGTGCCGATAATAAATCGTCAGCCGTTACGTGTGTAGTATCACCTGAAGGCAAGTTTGCCAAAAGTGCTTCAGTACTTCCTGAGAAGGAATATCCTGAAGGAATCGATACCGTACCATCAGTATCTTTAGTCGCGATTTCTTCTAGTTTAGAAGAAACGGTCAATTTGCAATTTGTTGCGTGAAGGAATTTTTTGCCGTCGAATTTGAAACGAAGCAATTTTCCGTTGTAAATAGTTGAAGCCATTTGTTTATTTTTTAAATTAAATTATACTAAAATTTATTATTCCGGAAAACGTTTCGCTTTCCTCATTGTATTCTATTGCGCTGGATTGAAACAGGTATTTTGCATCAATCAATTCGCTCATGGTATCGGTGAAATCACAACACTGATCGTAGCTTTCGATGTTGAACCAAAAATTCAACGTGATGTTAATTTGGCTTCGGTCTTTTGTATCCGGCGTTCGTTCGCTCAATACATAAGTCGAAAGCGGTAAGGTATTTTCGATACTCGCTACAATAGGGAATAGGAATAATTTGTCGTCACGTTGCATTACGGACATGAATTCCATTAATCCACCCAAGTAGGTCCTAAGTTCTTCTGATATTGCTTTAAACATTGGTACTCAATTTATCGATTCGGCGTTGTATGAAAGCGGTGATTCGTTTCTCGGCATCGTCAGTCACTTGTGAATTAGTAAGTGCATTAGCTTTTGTCATAAACGGATTGCCAGTTGTTCTACTTTTGGCCGCATAATTATTAGCACCTTTAGTCCGTTTTCGCTTGAACCCTTTTTTGTATATATTAACGCCATCGTGAACAAAATGCCCGTACCATCCTTTAAAATTACCTTTGGCACGTGGCCCTACATAAATTGTCGGGTTTTCTTGCTTTCCAGTTATAGTTCCAATCGACTTTTTAAGGTTTCCTGGTTGAATCAAAACACCCCTGGCCTTGTGCGGCTTTCTAGAATCTTTTATAAAACTTTGCGCTGCCCGAAGCGTAGGATTAGCTAATTGACGCAGGATCAAAAGGATTTCCTTTTTCTTGTCTTTGTCATTAGAAAGCAGCTTTAACTTTGCTTCCAGTTCTCGGAATCCTTGTATTTCGACTAGCGGCTTACTCATAAGATTTACATCTTATTTCGAGGTGCTTTTTCCGGCCTATTTCGATGATGTGCAGGATTTCGAACTTTCGGGCTTCATCAATTAAAATTAAAGCGGTACCAAGTTGTTTTACGATTTCATTAAAACGAACAGTATAAGTCCTGGACACTAAATGCTTTACTTTGCCATCGACTTCTTCGCCACCGGATATATCCTTCATATAAGCAAAAGGCGAAGCAACTACGGTTTGAGCCGAAACTTCGGAACCGGTGCTGGTTTGTGTTTTTACTTTTTGTACCAGTTGGATTTTGCGATCCATTTGGCCAATGAAAGGATTGTCCATAGCTAGTATTTTCGATAGGCACGAAGCAAGTTATTCGATGCCGGGTTGTTTCCCTGTTCCCGATCTTCCCTTCTTTCAAAGAAATCTGACAAGCGCAGGTTGATAGCTTGTAGAATAGGTTTTGGACATTTCGCTGCTGCGAATCCTTGCTCGATAGTGATTACAACTGCATCATCGCGCTCGTCAGTTTCCGGTAATGAAAGAAATTTGATATCCAAACATTCTACGGTATTTGACGCCCGCAAAAGGTATTGGGATGGGTCTAATGTCGAAAGCTCTGTTGCGCCTGGAGCGTAATATTCAATCTTTGCGATAGCATCATTTTCGTAATTGCGTTCGAAGGTGATCGGGGTCGAAAATTCGTTGCATAGCATTACAAAGTTTCGTTCCGCGATGGATCTGTTGATGAAGTTTTCGCAGGCCCCTTGTGCCGCATCGATATAACTTAAAATCAAATCATCTTCGTCTGTATTATCGGCATCAATACGCAGTTGTTTCTTTGCTTTTTCTAATGTAAGCACTGATTCCTCTGCTGTGATTTCTGTATAAAAATGAGTTACCATAGTATTGTTTTATTTTACGAGTTCAGCGTAACCAGCTTCGATTAATTCAGTGGCTTGAATTTTAGGAAATGAAGCAACTTCGTCTACATTATATCCTAAGCCAAATTTTCCTGTTGGAGAAAGTAAAAATTTTACTTTTAGTTTTTTTCCTGACGGTGCAGTTTCTGTTGCTATTGCAACTTTTTCAACAGCTACTTCTTCTGAAGAAGCAGCTGTATCTAAGTTTTCAGACATTATGCAGTCAAGATATCTTTAACTACTGTAAATGCTTTTGGTTGTTTTACCAAAACATCCATAAACAAGTTTACAGTTACTTCGATCAAACCTTCTTTTTTACGTGAAAATTCGTCTACTGACAAATCCATGTAACCCCATTGGTTGATTAACAATTGAGAGAAGTCACCAAAGATCAAAGCAGAACAAACTCCAGAAGCTGTTCCTTTTGTCAAGTTTGATGGTACGTGATTTGAAGCCACAGAAGGGTATCCGTTGATTTCGCCTGTTTTATCCATCAAATAGTTTAAGTCGCCAGCCGTGTGTTTTGTTTTTTTCAATTTTCCACGTGTTTGTGGGTTTACCACATAGCTCATTTTTGCGCTATTGGCATTGCCTACATATACACCTGTTTCAGCGTCTACTACCATGTCCCAAGTTGGTGCTGCTCCGTTAGTTCCTAAGGCTACTGCATTAGTTCCTGAAGCATTCAAGATACCATAAGGCTGGCCTGATCCTGTTCCGTTGATGGCTGTTGCATCTAATTTGTTTTCGATGGCCGCGTTGATTTCTTTGATGGTGTACATCTCGATATCGATACTCGATTGCATCAAGTTTTGCAATGAAATAGGCACAGTCACTGAAAGTCTTTTTGGAATAGAATCTACATATCCGTAAACGTTTGCCGTTTCAGCTGTAGTATCTGTTTCACCTTCCCAAGAAGCTACGATTCCGCCTTCATTTTTAGGAAAACGAAGGTTTCCTGTTAATCCAGTCAAATAGCTAGCCCCTAATTTTTTCATTAATGGCTCTGGACGTAAAAAGTCGATTGGCGATTGTACTTCAGTAGAAACCAAGTTTCCTCCTTTAGTTCCTGAATCTTCAGTCACTGTTTGTTGTGCTCTTGTTTCGAAAGCGAATCCGCCTCCTGTAGCAATACCGGCTTCGGTTGCTGCCGCAGTAGCGCGTTGGTGCATTTCTAGTTCGGCACCTTCTAAAGGCACGTTTCCGTTTACCAATTGGCTACGGATGGCACGGTGTAAAGAGAAGGCTCTTTTTACTGGTGCTTTTCCCTCTTCAGGAGCAAATCCTGTTCCTTTTGATCCTTCTGTAGCGCGAAGATTTTCTTCGTATGCTACAGCATCATTGTATCTTTCTGTAAGCGCCACGATTTCAGTTTGTAAACTACGGAATGTAGCTGTTTCTGTTTCGTCTAAACTTCTTTTTTCATTTTCGGCAGTTGCATGTAACGCCGTTTGAGCTGCAATTTTTTGAGCTCGTTCTTGTAATAACATAGCAGATTTTTTCATTTGCTTTTTATAAATTTGAGTTAATAATAATTTGAGCATCAAAAGCGTTGAGCTCTCTATTTTCATCCGGTTGAATCACTTCAACTGGTTTATTTTTTATGATTGAGGAACGAATTTCTTCGATAGTTTGGGTTTCGCGTTTCAAAGCTTCAGGATTAGATCCTATGGGAACGATGGACCACTCCAATAATTCCTGTTCGTCGAAATAAATCATGTCGCGATCTTCACCTAGTTTTTCGTCGCCCCAATGTCCTTTTTTGGGATTGGCCCCAATGGATGCCATGCGAAGGGTTCCGGCTTGTATTTTTTGCCATACTTTTTCGGCCACTGGATTGATGTCGGAATTTTCAAAACGTACTACTGCAATTAATTGATTGTCTTCGACACGAACAGTTGATGTACCGATTAACATATCAGGATTGTCAGAATTTGAACGGTGCGCGTAAAAAACAACCGGGTTTTTTTCGTATCGTTTTAAATCCCAACCCGACACTTTAAAAATAGTGCCATAAGTATCCGGTGTTTCATCCGAGATTACGAATTCGGCTTCGCGGTTTTCTTTGTTTTTATCTGATAAAGCACGGATTACCGCTTCACGGATTACGGGTTTATTGAGGTTAATTTCCATTTGCTGGCGGATTTATGTTGTTTGCAATTTGTTTTTCGGTCCATTCATTAGTAGGAGTGAGGAATTCGTTTAATAATTCAGGACCATCGTTCATGTCTTCTAATTGTCGCGCTTCGTTGCGGGACATTACACCACAATAGACCATAGACGAAATCCATTGGGCGCGGGATTTGATGTCGGCTCGCAAAAGCACATTCATATTGCCACGAATAAAAAAACCGTTTTCTCGTTCTTTTGAAGTGAACAGTTTTTTAGCGTATTCCTGCTCGATGTTCGTGATGTAGGGTTGGATAGTATCGGAAACATGATCCAGGGATTGTTGCTCGATATTATTGTTTGTCGAGTTCTGCAAGGACTTGATCTTGTGTGGTGCGATGTTGAACATCCGGGCGATTTCCTCGATGTTAAAACGACCTGTTTCGATGATTTGTGCTTCCTGCGGGGTAATGTTGATGGGCGTGAACTTGAAGCCATCGTCCAGGACTACTACGCGGTCCGGTGATTTTGTTTGCATGGCGTTTTGCCATCCTGCAATGATCTTGTCTTTTCCTTTGTCGACGGTTTTATCAGTGGAAATTACTCCTTGGCGCACGCCTTTGTTTTCGAAATTTGTCGCCGAATAGGTTTGCACTTCGATGGCCATGTTGAGCTGTTGGGCCGCATAGGAAATGATAGGAACACCCACGATGCCATTGTGAGAGAAGTTTTTGAAATGCAATACTTCGGAAGCCAAAAGCGGCTGCGCATAGCCTCGAACGTCATAAACTAACTCGCCATTTTTGATGCGGATATCGATCACGTTGTCCCAGTTGATGTAGTTGGTTTCTATAGGGTTTCCGTTGCGATCAAACTCTATTTTAGCCAAGGCGTTGCCGCGAAGCAATAGCGATATGGCCATTGTTTTGCGGAAAATAAAGGTGGTCATCAAGGAATTAGGTTCGTAAGATATTAGTCTTTGAGCTGGATGATTGGGTTGTGATTCGCGGTTGTTGCCGTTTTTTTGGTTTACCGAAAAAGGGATTTTGGCAATGTCGTTTGAGATTTGTTCGACGGCATTGTAGACAGCCGAAAGTCCCAATGACTTTTTGTAATTGATACTGGAGTTGTTGGCGTTACCCAAAGAGAAGAAGCCGCCGAAGTTCCCAAAATAGGACGCATCGGTTGCTGCGCTGCGGGTTGCAGGCTTGAACATTTCGCTAAAAGCACCGTTTAAACTCATTTTACCTTTCAATTATGGGGTAAAATTAAACGGGTGGTGGCGCTTAAATGGTTACATTATGTAACTATTAGGTGTTGGGTGTTGGTTTTTAGGTTTTGGGTGTTGGGTGTTAGGTGTTGGGTTTATAAATATTACTTAAAAATTAAGGTTATTAAAAGTAATCCAATTACGGCACCACATCCGGCACCTAGTGCATAAATTATTTTTTGTTTGATTGTTGAGATGGCTACTTTAGA